GGCGGGTCGAATTTTGCCCAACCGTGAACGTTGTCACGGCCAAGTTTCTTTTCGACGATCTGTATCCTGCGGGGCGGCATGGCACTATTATAGTTCTCTTCTCCGCCTCGAGAAAGTCTGATGTCTGATACTTTTATGGTATGATGGGGTAACACTCAGAACCGTCGGCCATGATCAGCTCGATCCCCGCCTCCTCCATCATCTTCCGGGAGACGGCGAAGTTATCAGCGGGCATGGAGGTCGTTCCCGGCCCGCATATGATGCGGCGAACCCCGGCGTTGATGAGCATGCGCGTGCAATTCGAGCAGCAAAGGTGGGTGACAATTACTGTCGTGCCCTCCAGTCTATCTCTCGCTGCGTGAGCGACAAGGTTTTCTTCGGCGTGCGCTGTCCAGAAGTATTTGTCTGGTCGCTTCATCCGCTCGGGGTCGTCCTTTACCCCGCGAGGTAATCCGTTGTATCCGGTCTCCACGATGCGGCGGTTAGCATCTACAGCTACAGCCCCCACACCTGTAGTTGGGTCTTTAGACCACCGCGAGATAAGTTCAGCCATACCGAGAAATCGACGAACCCACTTCATTTTGCGTCTCCGTAGTTTGATCCCACACCAGCTTCGGCGGCAAGCGGTAACGTTGGAGCCCACGACGGGCGACGAGACATCTCTTCGAGAGCGATGCCCTTGCACTCGTCAGCTAGTTCTTCTGGGACTACGAAAACCAATTCGTCGTGCACCTGCAGGGCGAGGCGAATATCGCCCATAGCAGCGAACCTCTTTCTAAGGCGGACGCCTGCGTCCATAACTGCGATGCGCGCGAGAGCCTGCACAATATTCTCGAGCAATGCCCCGCCGTAAAGCCTCTTGGGTTTACCTGCGTAGGTATATTCCCATCCATCTTCGGTTTGCTGCAGGTTGTGATACTTTAGTCGTAAGCCACTCGGTAGTGAGATGCTGCCCGATGAAAACTCACACGGCCCGACGGTGAATGAGCCGGGTGCACCAGCCAGTATCGGGATGTGATTGTTAAGCTGCTTCCAGAGTGCCGGTATAGCGCTGTAGCTCGTGCGGTATGTCGTGACGATGTTAAGCGCTTCTTCGTCTGACAGGTCAATAAGCGTACCTGTCTGCGCCTTGGATTGCATTTTAACCGTGCGTTGGAACTTTACCCATCCGAGACCGTAACCCAATCCCAAAATAGCGGTTTTTCCTATGAACCGTTCGGCGGGGTCTTTCTTTTTATCGATGCGCCGTCCAAACACCTTGGACGCGAAACTCGAATAAACGTCCTCGCCCTTATCGAACTGGTCTACAAGGTCGTCCTGCCCGCAAATCCAAGCAACAATACGTGCCTCGATCTGGGAAGCGTCAGCGGCTAGGATGAGATGGTGTGATGGTGCGATGAGTGCGCGGCGCAGTGCACCGCCCCTTGGCATGTTCTGTACGTTAAGGTTCCAGTCGCCACTGAGCCTGTGAGTGTGAGCCCCTGAGTAGCGAAGTGGCATGGGCATTAGCTGCTGTTCATTACCCGGCCAGGTAAGTCTAGCAATCTTCATGAACCGTTCGGTGCGCGTCTCCTCGAGCGTAGACTTGTGACCGAGACGTGCGGCGACGAGCGCCTGCACTGTGGCATCTTCGTGGTCCTCAAGCTCGATGAACTGCGGGTCAGTCTTTGCGAACGCCCATGCCTCCTTGCCAGTAACCAGAGATGTCTTACGTGGTGGCTCCACCCCTAGCGCCTGCAGTGCAGAGGCGAACTTCTCGTTCGACATCAGGGCGTCCTTGTCGAGAGTTACCTTCTGAAGTAAGTCCTCCTTCTTGGCGCGGATGAGCGCCAGATGCTCCGACAGGACATACTGATCCAACTGCATCTGGGGCTGAATGGCGCAGCGCAGGATCATATCCATGACCACTAGCTCCCCGATAGGGAACTCACCATCGACAACCAGCTTCTTATAGATACCGGCGCACAGCTCAACGTCGTTGACGGCGTACTGTGTGTACTCCTCGTATAGCCCCGATGCCTTGATAGCCTCCGAGCCCATACCCACGACTTTGTGCACCGTGCCCCCCTTGACGCCGAGGCCTAGATCGAGTGCCACGCTCGCTAGGGCGAGCGACTTGAGCTTGTGGGACAGACAAGCGCGGGCGATACCCAGCGTGTCCACCATCATTCGAGGGATAAACCCGTACCGCCAAGCCACTATGCACATATCGAACAGGGCGTTGTGCGTGACCAGCATCACATCGTCATCGAGCTTGTCGAAGAAGTCCTGCAGGACAGGGCCGTCCAGCCAGTATGGCGCGCCATCTAGCCCGTCTTTGATGGCACATCCGATGCACTCGAAGCGCGGGTCGAGCGCATATTCAACGGGCGTCATCTTACGCAACGAGTAATCGTTGTCGTAGTATGTCTCAAAGTCTAAGAAAACAGTTCTCATTGTTACCTCCCGAGGTAATCGCCCTTGACGAAACTACCTCGCAGTCATATTTGAGTGGGGTCACCTTGTGACCTCCTGTGGGTGGGAGTTTAAGCGGCTGGATGGAGGTGGTGCTCGTCCAGCCGCTTTTTACGCAATAGGTCTATATCTTAACGCACCCCCGTCTTTCTCCAAGAAATACTTATTTCTTATCCGCAACTCAACCTCTGGCGCTTCTACATTTTCTGGTAGCATTTCGATAACTGTTAAAAGGTGTGTGACCTCACGGATAATCTTGCGCATATCTGGCCCAATGAGTGGCGCAGCTCCAGGTTTGGCCCTCATTGCTCGGCGAAAAGTTTCCTGCAGATCTTTCGGTATGTAGCGTATCGTGCTATCGAATACTCCAGACAGGGCCGGCCAGACAGCAAGTAACTGAGACGGTGTTATATAGGTCGACAGTGTGTTTATTACCTCGAGAAGTAACCCGTATTGAAAGCTGAGCTCGATATACTCGCTAGTCGCGTCTCGCATTTTCTTTGCGGCTATGGGGCAAGCGTCCTCTGAGATCGGCGAATATTCCGGATTACACAGCGGAGCGATGATGTTCTTCGCTGTATATGCTCCAATATCAATCTGCTTATCTACGTTACTTTCTATATACCCCCCGTTGATAAGAAAAGGATGATCGGTCGAGGGGCTTTTTCTTGTATTATCTTTAACAGCTCTCGCTAGATCTCTATACGTCTCTGGAATATAGGCGTTAATCAGGTCATCGCAGGTGACGTCTTTTATTATGAGCCTAGCATTCTTTTTGAAGCTATCTAGCAAGCAGCTTGATAATGCGTAGCCGAATTGAGATATCTCCCATGCTGTCTTACGAACACCCATGTCTATTTCTCCTCTTGTTGATTAAGCGGGCAGTAGCTGAGCTTAACTTTCTTAGCCAGCCCATCGACGTAATCTACCGGCGTCTCGCCTCCATCGAACGCGCACATAGCGTCGTTCAATGTTATGTCGTGCAGCATCGAGGGCCAGCAATAGAACTTCTCCGCGTATTCGGCGGCGAGAACCGCCCATTGTGCAAACCTCATCATTACCTCCTGAGGTATTAAGCAGCGACGGGGATATCAATGACCTCGCCAAACGGATAATGACCAGTCTTGAGATCTTTGGTGATGTTGCCCCATAGGGTCGGGTAGCTTGGCGCATGTTGCGGGAAAGTGCCGTAGCCATCTGTCAGATAGACCAGCGCGTCAGGCTCGATGCCCTGCTTGGCAAGCCAATCGAACGCTGGGCGGAAGTCAGTGCCGCCACCACCCTTCGGCTTGAGATTACGAATGTCGGCAGGCTCATCGACGTCGTCGACCGAGTGCACGGCGGCGTCGATCCACATGACCATAAGGCGCTTGGGACGAACGTCCTCTAGAATGCCCGCCAGCTCGTCGAAGAACCGCTTGATCAGCTTGGGATCGGAGACGATAGAGCCTGAGGTATCGATGGCGACAGCGACGATGCCAGCACCGTGGCCGGAGCGACCGGGAGCATAGATGTCGCGCACGATGAGGCGGCGATCGGGTCGACGCCAATCATAGGAACCAGAGCCAACCTTGCGAGCGAAGAATGCCTTGATCTTGTCGGACCAAGAAACTTGCGGCTTTAGCAGCTTGTTAAAGAAGTCGATAAGTGGCGAGCCATCGGGCATGCGACCTTGAGCTCTGGCAGAAGCGACACCAGCCTCCACTGCGGTACGCCACTCCTGCGCTGAGCGAGAATTAACTGCGTCCTGCGCAGACTTACCTTGCGAGGTACCGGGATCGAGGTGCTCGTCGAAGCTGGACTGACCAGAACCAGACTGACCAGACTGACCAGACTTGCCGCCCTTACCACCATTACCTTTGCGGTAAACCTTGCGATAGGCATCGATGGCACTGTCATTACAGGTGGCAATACTTATATCGTGCAGCCATTCCTTGTTGTACTCGCCAATCTTGGACCGGATGAGTAGGTCGTTGATGACCAAGTCGGTGGCGATGTTCATAGTCTGATGGTCGTAAGGCAGAGACGAACCGTCTGTGAAAGGCACCTTGCCAGTGCGTTTGAGCTTGTAACCCGTACCGCAATGATCGAGGATGCAGTGCATGATCTCGTGGGCTACAATGAACACACGCTCTTGCAGGTTATATTTGAAGAACGTATCCGGATTGAGCAGCAGAGCGGCACCGTCTGTGGCAGCGATCGGCACGTCCCTGGTGAACACGGCGAAGTCAGAGCCCTGCTGCATCATGGTGTAGAGAACGTGAGTAAAGGCGGGGCATTTCCACATCAGAGCTACGCGCGTCTCGCCCCACAGGCGAGCTTGCTGCGCTGTTAGTTCAACACGATTAATCATTGGCATCCTCCTCGATTTTGAGATCATCGTTGCCAGCGAAGAAGTCGCTGGACATCAGAGCAACCTGCGGAGCGCGGCGCTCTTGCATCATCATGGCGGTGGTCAGGATGGTACGGGCTGCGTCCTTGCAAGCGGAGAGCAGCACGTCGTGCTTGCCATCCTCGGCATAGTCAGCACGTACCTCGATTGTGAATGTTTTAAGCGGCATGATTACCTCGCAAGGTATGTTGGGGTGGGATGGTGGGATGGGCCGGGGAGCGGGAGAGAGCACCCCCCGGCCCTGCTACAAGTTACCGAATAGACGCCATCAGAGAGGCGTTCCGGGAGCACCAATCCTTGAACGCTGGCGCTTTCAGCAACTTGAAGTCACGCTGCGATGCAGCCTTGGCGAACGTCACACCGAATTCCTTGGGGAAGCGATCGATGTACGTGATGACGGGTTCGGCGGTGTCGGGCGATACCCGGTGGGCGAGGTTGTAGCAGACGAGCATCTGTGCGTCGGGGCGATCAGGGACGCTTACCTCGGAAGGTTTGGCGACGATCGTATCGAACTTAGGCATCTCCTGCTCGAGGCGGACGAACGCAAAGTACTGAGCTGCGGCAGGGGCACCGACGATACCGACAGCGAGCGAGTTGGCGATCGGACTGTCGACGAACTCGCCGCGCCGCTGCATCTGCTGCATTAGCTTGTCGAGCATGACGAGAGATCGTGGTGTGCACCACGGACCTTGCTGCTCGGGGATCTCGCCACTGAACACGATGTGCGGGTTCTGTACGGCGAAAGCAATCGTGAGCGGCAAGAGGTTGGCGGTAGTGGCCCACTCCTCCCAACCAGATACGTCGGGGATGATGTCGATCTGAGCACGGCGATTGATGACGAAGTCGAACGACTTGGTGACGCCAGACCTATCCTCTGATCGGTTGGACGCAGCCACGACCGACCAGCCCTTGGGCAGTTGCCACGGACCGATGCGACCGTTGAGTAGCAGCTCGGCGGAGGCGCGCTTGACGTCAGCCTCGCCCTGACCGTACTCGTCGAGCAGCAGGACACCGCGCTTGTACGACCAGACCGGCTTACCTTCTGTGGTAACCATCCACATTGGCAGCGTTGGATCAGTGACCGAGACTGTCTTGCCGTCCCACTCGCGCTCGCCCTTGAACTGATACCCGATAAGATCGGGTGGCGTCTGTGTCGCGAGGAACATGGTGGCGAACCCCCATTGGAACCCGTCGCGAGCGCTGAGCTCGTCGATAGACTGCGCGATACCCTCGGACTTACCCTGACCGGGAGAAGAGCGAAGCTCGACGCTGATGCCGGCATCGAAGAAGTAGGGGAGAATTGCTTTAGTCTGCTTGAGTGTAAGTTGTGACATGGTGGTGCTCCTTAGATAAAAGATGGGCGTCGGTACGGAGAGTGGGTTCTCCGTACCGTGCGTTAGTTGGGTTGTTTGGTGGGTTACCTTACGAGGTAGTCTCGGGCTCCCTGCGGGCCTTCAACTTACCTGCCATCTCCACGATATCTGCTTCGATGGTGTCACGCGGCCTTGGGCGCAGCATCTCGGCGAACGCCAAGTAGTTGATGGCATCGACGTAGTTGTCGTGCTTGTCACCTGGACCAGCCATGCGAGCGAGCTTGGTTGCAACGTGAACCATTGCTACTTGGTATGGTGTGATCTGCACGTTCAGCGCGGTTTGCGCGATGATGGCGATGCGAGAGAAGTTATCCTCGATCCCACCGTAGTTCGCTCCACGCTCACCGATGAGCGAGCGAGCTTCTTCCAGTATGCTATGTGGGTTGGTGCTCATGTCTTACCTCGTGGGGTATTAGTTTTGTGATGGTGTGATTTGCGACTTCTCGCAATGCTTTCATATACATAACGCGGACGTTACATATTTGTTACGGGCCAGATGTATGGAAGGTTATCCGGCACGTCGGGCCAGAAGTCTTTGTAGAAGTCTGGCTTCTTGCGGATCAGGTTCGAGCGATGCGAAGTCACCAGCTCTGGAGTGAACCAGTCCGGTGCTTCCGGCCATGCTTTGTACGACCCGTAGTTGCGAAGCGGCATCGAGTTGCGATAGCCCCTCCGCGTCCACTCATCGATCATGCAGTCGTGATACAGACCGAGTAGTGTCTCGTGACCCCGCCACATCTTAACGGCGGGATGATTGGCCCAACCCTTGGACTTACCTTCCAAGGTATTGAGGATTTGTTTGGCTTCGACGCGCTGCTTGCCGAGGCGCTGCCAATCGAGCGACATTGCCGTGGTGCGAAAGGCAAGCTGCGTGTCAGTGTTATGCTGCGTTAGAAATGTTTGCATTGTGCGCATCCTTGATTTTGGTTTTCTGTTTGCGCGGCGTCGTGAGTGCGCGTTGACATTCCTCCGTCAGAAGGTGTCCGAGCCAGATATCTAGGAAAGCTCTATTACACCGCACATAATAATTGGTCTTATCTGACCACAAACGACACCCTGGATTGCCGTCGGCAAGAAAGAATATCGACATAATGCATCGCATATACTTTCTCTGCTTTAGCTCGATATACCAATTATCTTCATATCCCTGCACCCAAACTAACGGGCGTCCGGATTTATCCGATATTTCTCTGGCAAGATTTTTCCAATCCTTAGACCATAATACGCTATTCCCAGTAAAACCTTCAGTCGAGTATATAAAAACACCATACTTGGCGTAGTTACCTCTGAAGGTATTTGTGAACTTCATCACCTCTTCGAGCTCATCCATCTCATTACCTCCATATTGATTTGCGCTTTTCTGGAACAGGCACGTTCTTATCAAGAATGAGATCGACTGCTGACATGCGAATGCGCAGCTCGTTCTCTCGGCGAGTGAGATCATCGTGCTTCTCATCGAGTTCCTTACCTCGCTGGGTAAGTGCCTCGTGCAGGGTTATCTGCTGGTCCCGCATGTATGTGAGGATATTGATGATGTCGTCGAAGTCTGTGACATCTAGTTTCTTGGCGTCCATATTCTTCACGAACTGGACCACGTCGGCGAACGTCACTCCGTCCTTGCCGAACACTGCGTCTGGGTGCTTAGACATTTGCTCTCTCCTCTCTATTTTTGATTAGGCCTTCGGATTTTAGTTCCTCGATAAACTCATCCATAGACACGCTGCTGTAGTCATCTTCCACCCTCGAGGCAAAGCGGTGCAGCCAGTAATTAAAAACCTCATCCGAGCCGGTGAATTCGATCTCCTCGATGTCGCATCTTTCGTCGAACCACGATCGGTCGATACAGTTCAGGACGGCGATCGGTAGCTTACCTTCGAGGTAATTCCAGACCTGCGTCG